AACGACACATAGTCGCCTGTCACCAATCCGTGCGCGGCGAACGTAACGACGATGGGTGTGGTATTTGTAGACGACGGAGACCCTGCGGGGCTAGCAGGACGCCCGCCACCCGTCCAAGTTGCATTGCCAATGCTTGTCGGATCAGGCGAGGCCATGATCCTGATGGTATCACCCGCCAAAACACGCAGAGACGACGCGCCATTGCTGATCGTCTGCCACCGACCTCCGATGAAGTACTGTCGCGCTGCCTGCGTTGACAGTGGGGTGCCGAGGCCAATTACAGCAACCGTCAGGGCAGTCGCGGAGACCCACGCGGTGATACGGTACGCGGCGTAAATCGTGCCGTTAAAGATCGTCAGATACTGGCCGATAAGCGACCCGTCGTTGGGGAACGAGGCACTTGCGCTCGTAAACGCGCCGAGAGTGGTAAGCGCGCCGTCCGCAGCCGAAGCCAACACCGCGAAGCTAGTGCCCCCGTGGTTGTCATTGCCGCCGTCTTGGTCGAGGTAGAGTGTAGGCACGGGCCGTGCGCCCCCTCAGTTAGAGAGCGAAAATGCCCGAGGCGTTCCACGTGATGGTGATGTCGCCGCCGTTCGGGGTCACGGGCAGGTTGGTCACGCCCGTGTCGAGGAAGGCCACCAGCGGAGACGTGGCCGCGCTGCCCGTGTCGATGTAGAGCACCAGAGACACCACCTGCGAGCCCGTGACGGCCGTGAAGGTGACATTGCCGCCGTCGAACACGCCGTCGGTGAACGTCTTCGAGCCGATCGTCTGCGGAGTGCCAACCACCGAGGCGCTGACGCTGCTGTAGAACTGGTTCGCCGACGAGTAGGTGTAGCCGGCCGTGACCAAGGCGACCTTCACCGTCCCTGCGCTCAGGTTGTTGTTGGCAGTGAACTGGAGCAGTTGCTCCTTCCACTTCGGGTACAATGCGTTTGCCATGGTCTACACTCCTGTCCTGATCACTGCCCTACCACGAAACCGGGCGGCGTTCACTTACATTTCGGCATGGCGGCGAGGCCGCCCTGTTTGCGGCGCAGCATCTCGCGCATTTGAGCCGGCGTCAGTTCTGGCGGCAAACGGCGGGCACTGGCTTCGCTCTCGGCGGGCGAGGGCAGCATCGGCTCGCGGCGCGTGGCCGGCACGCGCTTCTTCATCTCGCGCATCTTACGGGCTTCCTGCGCGGCCATGGCGGCCTCCTCCTGCATTCTGATGCGTTCGCTGCTGGCTGCGCTCTCGGCGGGTGACGGCATCTTCACGTCACCGCCGTTGCCCTTCTTCATCGGGGCCTTCATGCCGGCCTTGCGCGCCTCGCTCATGGCGATGGCGACAGCCTGCTTCGGGTTCTTGACCTTCGGGCCTTCCTTCGAGCCGCTGTGCAGCTCGCCCTTTTTGAACTCGCCCATGACTTTGCCGACTTTGGCTTCGCCCTTGGCCATGCCGCCCTTGGCGTAGCCGCCGACCATGCCGCCGCCCATGTACTGCACTTTGGTGCTGTCTTTGAAGCCCTTCATGTCACTTACCTTTCTTGCGAGCTGCTGCCATGTTGTCGACGAGGTTGGGGTAGGGACGGCCGGCCGCAGCCGCTCGCGCCTTCGCGGACTTCTTCTTCTTGACCGACAGGCTCTTCGGCTCGCCCAGATCCTTGGGCCGCTTTTTGTCCCACACGGGCTTCACCGCAAAATCGCTCATGTCAGCAGTCCCACTTCCGCAGCGCCAGCGCCTTGCGCGTCGGCTTGCCGTTGTCGTCCTTCATCGGGCCTTCCATGCCACCCATCCGGGCGCAGAAGCTCTTGCGCCGCGCGGCCGCCTTGGGTGACTTCTTGGCCTGTTTCGCGCTCACGGGCGGCTTGATGTCCTGCCCCTGCGCCTTCAGCGAGGCGCGGCCCTTGGCATTGAGGCCGCCCTCGGGGTTCTTGCCCTCTTTCCGCGTCCACGCGCCGCCCCCGGAGGCGTATTCGTCGCGTTTTACGGCGAAATCGTCACTTTTGACGTGTCCGCCCTTCTTGAAAGGCAGTCGAACACCCGCGCTGATGCCGCGCTGCGCCGGATTGTAGCCGACATCGGCCGAAAAGCCGGGAGATTGGTACCCGACGCCCATATTTGTCACCTGCGGCCGCATCGCGGGCATGTTTGGCTGCGCCCCCATGCGATTGACGCCCAGATTGGCGCTAAAACCGCCGCCCAGAGGCGCATTTACGTTCATTTGCTGCATCTGCGGCGTGGCCTGCACGTTCACGCGCTGTGACAAGCGCTGCAGAAGGCTCGGATCCGCCGGCATCTGGCCCACATTCGGCCGCTGAGACACGCTCAGGGCGTCGTTGATCTCGTCCCGCGCCCGCATTGCGTTGAGATCGAAGGCGAAGCCGCCGGGCATCAGGCAATCCTCTGCGCTACAAGGATGACGGACGGAACCGCCGGAGCAATCGCGCCCGCCGGGAGGGCATCGATTGTCACCGCCGCGTTCTCAGGCAGCCACATGATCTCGATATTCTGGCCTGCCGTCACGGTCTCAAAGAAGACGATCTGAGCGAATGTCGCGCCGCCATCGGCGGCCTTGGGAATGTTCACGATGCTGGCAGAATTGGCGATGTTGGTGCCGCTCTTCCTGAACCAGAACGTCGCGTCGTGATTGTTGGTATCTGTGTTTTTGAACTGGAAACTCGGCGCGAGCATGTACGTGCCCGCCGCCGCAAACGTGATCTGACTGCCGGCGATGGTGATCCCGGTGCCGGTCAAACCGTCGGTGAATGTAACGGCCGTGGCGGCAGACACGCTGCCGGTTTGGTCTGCGGTGCTGAACGACGAAATGTACGCGCGCCCGTCCATGTCCGCGAATGGGATCGTGGCGGCCGCCGTCATTGGCGTCGTGCCCGTGCCCTTGACGTAGCCCGTGAGCGTGGACGCGCCCGTGCCGCCATTGGCCACGGTCAGGTCGTTCGTCAGCGTCAGGGTGCCCACGGTCGCCGCCGTTGACACCACCGTGTCGGCATTGACGACGCTGAAATAGTCAACGGCGTTCAGGTTGGTGCCGGTGAAGGTCGAGTTGGTCTTGTCGTAGACGAGGTTCAGAATGCTGTACGCCCCGCCCAAGCTCACGCGCTCCGGGTTATTCGCGGCGGAGTTCAGGACGAAGCTGTTCGCCAGCGTGACGAAGGTGCCGACGCTCGATGTCACGGCGTTGGTCGCCGGACTCGCCGCGAAGATGGCGCAGCCGTCGAAGTTCAAAGTCCCGGCGGTGACGCTGGGGTTGATGACTTGGAAGCAGTCCTTGACCAAGACGGTAGCGCCGGCGTTGGACACGGCCACCGCCCAGCACTTGTTCCCGACGATGGAGACCGTTCCGGTGCCCGAAATCTGCACGCCCAAGGTGCACTGCAGCTCGCTGTCGATGATCTCGACGTAGTTCGAGCCGGACTTGATGACCCGCGTGTCAACGGTGCAGTTCGAGATGTACGTGTTGCCGCTGCCCGTGATGGTCAGGTTGTTCATCTTCAGGCCGGACACGCGGGCCGCTGCGGACAGGGTAAGCGTCCCGTTGATCTGGGTGTTCGCGCCCGTCAGCTCGGTCGTGGCGATCGTCACGTTGGCCGAGCTCACCGTCGGGCTCTCGGTGTACGTGCCGGGGTGCACAAGCACCGTGTTCCGGCCCGCGCTCACCAAGGTCAACGCCTTGACGATCGTCAGAACCGGGTTGATCAGCGTGCCGTCACCCGTCGTGTCGTTCCCGTCCTTGCTGACGTGGATTTCCAGCGAGAAGACCGAGTAGCTTCCGACCGTACGGCCGGTGCCGCCGTTGGCCACGGGCAGCACGTTGCTCGCGCTGGTGGAGTAGGTGGCGGCGATCTGGGCCGCCGTCACCTTCTTGCTGGCGCTGGTCTGTACCGTCTCGAACAGCTCGGTGCCGGCCAGCGGAACAGTAGCGGCGAGAAGATCGGTAATCTTGACGTTAGCCATGCGCGCCTGCCCTTATGCCCAGACCCGGTACGGCGTGGCCGGGGTGTCTATGATGTAGCCGAGAAGCGCCGAGGTGTCGATATCTTCCACCAGACGCAGGTTGGTGTGCCAGCCAGTAGCGCCCTCGATCTCGCCAATGTGATCGAGGGTGACGCCGGCCACAGGGAGGCCCTCGTCGTTGATAACGCCAGCCGCCAGCAGCGCGGCGGTCATGTCGGCTTCGGTCGGTGCGCAGAGGTAGAGGTCGATCATGCTGAGAGCGCCTGTAGCTGCTCGTTGGCGAGGCGCTGCGGGTAGTAGGTGAACGTGCGAAGGTGTCCGTTAAGAATTGTTCCGCCGACCCCACGACCAAGGGCTAGTTGCGTTACCGTAGGAACGGTTCCGCTGGTATCCGTTGCGACAGCGCCTGTTGTGACACTGGCAAAATCGTTTGCCTTATAGGCTGATGCAAACTTAAACACCGTGCCATCAAAGGAAATCAAAGGTGTCGGGCTAAGGCTGGCTTGAGTAACTGTGGCGTCAACAACTTGAAGGGTGCTTTGCCCTGCGGCGCGGATGTTGTTGTCGGCGGTGCTATCATCAAATTGGAAAGTACGGGCAGTTCCCGCCGTTCCACGAAAGCTATCGGCGCTAACGACAATAGATCCCTCACTGGCGTTGTACCAACTTGCAAAGTTTGCGCCGGTTATTGTGGGTGTGTCAGACGCGCGTGTGACCGTGGAGGCCACGGTGGGGATGTAGCTGGTGGCGAACGCGCCAGCTTCAAGTTGCGCGCCCCAGATCAGGATGCCAGACGTTCCATCTCCTATTGTGGTTCCTGAGTCCCTGACGGCAAACCTTGCTCGTGCCGTTGTGCCACTTCCAGTGGTAAATGTCAGCGTAAATCTATACCAGCCATTGCCAAAAGAAGTTGATGTCGAGGATACGCTTGTAAACGTACCTGCAACAGCCGCAGCCGTAACAACAGAACCATCAACCAATGAATACGTAACAGTTGCGCGGTTAGCCGTTCCAGTTGCTTCTGAGAAATACAACTCAATACGGTCAAACTCTGCTTCTTTTGCAAATACACTGAATGTTAAAGTTGCCCCAGCAGAATAAGTCACAGCTTGTCGAACTGTACCATTAGCAATAGACGTCAAATCTACACCATTGCTTGGTATAGCTTTATCTGCGGTGGTCGTGCCGTCAGGTGCCACGGCGGCATTGGCTGTTATCGTGGCATTATCTTTAGCCCAACCCGCGTTATCAAATTCCGCCGAATACAGAGCCAAGTTCACCCGCTGCTCCTCAATCAGCAGGCCGCGCGGAGCCAGCGTGACGGGATCGTAGTCAAAGCGCGGGCCGTAGTAGGCCGAGGCGACCGTCTGCACATACGTCGAGGGCAGCGTCTGGTAGGTGACGGCTTCAAGTTGCGCGCCCCAGATGAACAGGCCGCTGGTGCCGTCAGCCGTCGCTATGGTGATCGAATTGCCTTGAGCAAGAAAGATTTGGCCTGCCGCCGCGCCGGTTGCGTTGGCAGTCATCACAAGTACGCACCGCCACCAGCCGTTGCCAAACGAGGTCATAGAAGCCGAAACAACAGACCCTGCGGAAGAAATAGTTCCGTTATTTAGGTCGTAATAAACGTTTCCGGCTGGAAATTGAGCCGAAAATCGCAAATTGATTTGGCTAAACTGATCGGCTTTAGCAAACACGGTGAGCGCGTAAGTTGTCCCGCTGGTTACTGAAGCAGACTGACCAACTGCATGGTTGGTTGCCGCCGTAGTGTCTATGACAAATCTATCCGCGTTCGCTGTACCATCGGGCGAGGTTGTAGCGTTAGCCGTGATGCTGGAGCGCGTCTTCGTCCACGCCGCGTTATCGAACTCTTCCGACCGCAGCACCAGATTGTTCGGCGCGTAGGTCACCCGCCCGGTGCTATCGACCAGCGTGGCGTTCGTCGTGCGGCTGAACGTGATGCGGCTGTCCAGCGGCGCGCCGGCTAGGAAGTTCAGCGACAGCGACGCGCCGAACTGATCGATCAGGCCACTCGATCCGCCCCACAGCCCCTGCGCGCCCTTGTACAGGCCGGTGCCGAGCGCGAGGCCGGAGACGCCGCTGTAGAGGCCGGTGCTCACCCTTACGCCCTGTTGTCGCCGGACTGGATGATGGTCAGCGTGGCGCTGCCTGCGCCGCTGTTGACGACAACGCGGACAGCCGCCGGCACGTAGGCGTAGTTGCCCTGCCGGTTCACGGTCTGGGAGACCATGTTGGCGTCCGGGTGGCTAAACCACGTCGGAGAGGTGACGGTCTGCGGGTTGTCGAGGGTCTGCTGCACCGTCCAGTTCACGGTGCCGGTGACGACGACCTGCAGTGAAATGTCCGGCCGGCCGTGGATGTCGAGGGGCGCGGTCGTGCCGTTGCCGGCTCCCGTCTGGGTCAGAACGATCTGGCGCATGGGCGTGTCCTTCTATGCTAGAGAGCAGGCCGAGCGCACTTCCATTCGCCCGGCCTGCTCTCGTGCCAATTACGCGATTGTTGCGCCGTAGTTGCTGACGATCATCCAGCCCAGCGTGGTGAAATACTGGAGCGTCACGCTGTCGCCCACATCACCAAAGGTGATCGTGGTGTAGCCGGTCTTCGTGGTCGGCGTCAGGGTGCCGTCGCCACCGTCAACGACCATCACGATGGTCAGGAGCTGGCCGTTCGCGCCGTTGGCCAGCGTCAGGGCGTCGGCGGCGGTGGTGGTCAGGCGGACGGTGCCCGAGGTGATCGGCACCGCGCCAGCGCCCGAGCGGGTGCCGACAGTGCCAAATACGCGGCCGGTCAGGTCGCCAGTAACGTCGCCGGTGACGTCGCCGGTGATGTTGCCGGTGAAATTGCCGATGAAGCCGTTGGTCGAGGTGACCGGCCCGGAGAATGTGGTCGAAGCCATGATCAGTCCTTATGCACAAGTCGCCTGTCAGTCTGTGCATCGTCCGCTGGGCCGGTCTGACAAGCTGGGGTTTGCCCAGATTGTCTATGATATAGCACATACGTTTGTGCCTTGGCTAGTAGCCCCTCGTCATCGTTAAAGAGGCCCAGACCACGATTGCAGTTCGAGCAAAGCAGGGCGCGGATCGCGCCTGTGACGTGGTCGTGGTCGATGGCGAGATCCTTCGTCTTGCCTGACGCCTTGTCTGGTGCGCGCTCAGGCTGGGCGCAGATGGCGCAGACGCCGCCCTGCTCGCGCAGCATCTCCTGATACCGGGTGGCGTCAACGCCAGCCGCCTGCCACTTGCGCTGCTTGATGTAGTGGGCGTGGCACAGGTCTTTGGCGTACAGAACGCTGTCACAGCCGTCGATCCCGCACTGTTTCGCGGGCTTCTTGCGGTTGCGATACATGGTGTGACCGTGTCGCAAAAACCGCTGGTAGTGCATCTTGCACAACCCCTTGGACTTCACGGGTTCGGCGCAGTCTTCCTCCGTACATTCGACCGGCTTTTCGCGGACGCGGCTGCGGATGGGTGAAAAGTCTGAGCCCCGCAGGCGCTGGGCATAGTGCGTCTGGCAAAGACCGCGCGCCTTGTGCGGGCGGGTGCAGCCGTCAATCTGGCAAGGCATAAAAAAAAATCTCCTCCGGTAGTTAGGTTTGTGGCCTAATACCGGAGGAGACGTTTTGCAAGTGCCTAAAAAGCGTTGCTTTTTAAGTGCTTATCAGATACCCGGAGTTCCAAAAACGCCACGGGGGTCCGTCCACCCGAACGCATAACGCTCGGTGGCCTTGTAGCGCATGCTGTCGGTTTCGAAGTCACCTTCCATCGACTTCTCAAGGCCGCGACGCATCGCGAGCTTGAGGCCTTCCGGCGCGTCGGTCTCGACCCAGAAGGCCGTGTTGGAGGTGATACGCGACAGGTTGGCCTGACCTTCGGTCAAAAGACCCAAAGATTTCACTGGGTTAATATCATTATCCGCAGTGCCGGCACGCAGTACGCTCTTCAGCAGCACTTCGGCTTGGAACACGTTGGACGGCCCAGTGACGATCTTCTTCGGCGTCAGGCGGATACGCTTGCCGTTGTTGTCAACAGCGTTGCGGATTTGGATCAGCAACTGCTCCAGCGAGGTCTGCGACAGAGCCGCAGCCACGTTGAGCTGGTTGCTGAACGTGCCATTGGCGGTCGGGTGGTTGTTGGCCACCAGCGACACGCCGTCGCCGCCCGGATACGAGCCGTTGAAGGCGCGGTTCAGGACGTTGGCACCCAGCGTTTCCTTCGTCTCGATCAGCGACTGCGCGAGGTGACGCGCATAGGTCTGACCGATACGGATGTGGTCGCCGTCTTCCACCAGCACCTTGGTCAGGGCGAAGGCCAGACCGTAGACGCGATAGACGTAGCGCTGGATGAACAGCACGCCGCCCGACTGGTAGGTGACCGGCATGCCGTCCGGCAGTTCCGGGGCAGCCCCGAAGCCGTACAGGACAGGCTCTTCATGGTAGTTCCGGGGGATGCCCTTGAACTCCTTGAAGACCTGTGACCACTCGTCCGCGCGCTGGTCATAGATGCCATTGAACTCTTCGTTCAGGATCGGTTCGACGATTGAACGAAAGTCGGTTGAACGCATAGGCGTAGCCATTGTTCAAGCCCTCCTAATTAGATGGCAGCTTTGTCAGCAACGAACTGATGTTCGCTGATCTGAACCTGCGCGATGACATAGGTGTCGCCGAAGGCGTTGTCCGGGCCGGGCGTGATGCCGACGAGACGGACAGAAGCATTGGCGGCGGCGGAGGCAACGTCCAGAGCCTGAGTGCTCAGGCCGGTAGTGGTGTTGCCCGAGATGGCAGACAGGTCGTACTGCTTGCCGATATCTGCCACGGTCAGAGCGGCGTTGCTCTGGATTTCGTAGAAGATGGTCGGGTCAAGCGTGGCGTACGCCGTGATCTCGGTGGCAACCGTCGAGGCCAACCAGCGGTTGGACACGCGGCGGCGACCTTCGCCATCGGTGAACTCGACGCCCTGAAAGACGCCGATGAAGGCGGCACCAACAGCGGCGGCGACAAGGTTGCCTTCAGTTTCGCCACCGGTGGTGGTGGGGGCGATACGTACGGGCTGGTTCTGGAAGAGGTTCTGGGCATAACCCGACGCAATCGTGAAGGCGGTGGGACGGATCACACCACTGGGCGAGTACGACGGGCGCAGACCGAACGGTGCGTTAACCGTGGCAGACATGAGCCTGTTTCCTTACAAAAGGGTTTCGGTTGGCATCAGGCGAAAAGGCCCTTTGCCGGGTTTGAACCATACCCTCCCCGCATGTCGTCCTCGTCCACGACGAGACGACCGCCAGAACGCTCGGCTTGCTCGCGCATCATCTGCGCGGTTTCCTCGAGCTTGTTCTCCTCCCGCATGGGTGCGTCGTGGTGAGCTTCCTGCATGTACCTGTAATACAGGGACAAGGGCAGCTTAGCCGCGATCATTTCCTTGACGGCGACGCAGCCGACATATTCGCCGGTCTTCATGGTGACCAGTTCCATCCCCGGAACGTCCTCGGCACGGATGAGTTCGTAGCCCAGACGCAGGCGGTGTTGGATCGTGTCGCCATTGTTCGTCGTCGTCAGCCAGCACACATGATATCCGGGGATATCTGGAATGTTGGGTAGAGCATCGTTGTACAACTGCATTCGGAACATCGCGAGCCGGTCATCTTCCGAGATTTCGCGGTTCTGCGTCGTGCGCCGATCCTGCGTCTCTCGGGGTTGCCGACTAACACCCAGTTCCTTCTTCAGGCGATCATCCATACGTTCTTCAGACATTTAGCTCTCTCCTTTTCAGCGAGCTGTGTTGCGGTCGTAGTCCTGATACGCCTTCAGGTAGCGCTTGCGAGCGACAGGGTCGTCCCAAACACCAGCGTCTAACATAGCCTGTTTGCGCTCGGGTGTCACTACTACTTCGTTCTTGGTGCTCGGCGGTGCGTATTCGCGGCCGCTGCCGGTCGGCGGAGCCTTGCGTTTGGCGGTGCGCGCAGGTGCCTCGTCCCCATCACCGATGCGGTTGGCCACGCGGCGCGTCAGCTCGTGCCAATACTCCTCGCTCGCGGGGTTCCAACCCTCGCGCGCCAGAGCGTTGTCGATCGCCTTGGTGATGGCGCTGTCCTCGTCGCGGCCCTGCGGGTCGTACCACGAGTTGGCTGACAGCCACTGCTGCGCGTAGTTCGTCACGCGCGGGTCGGCGCGCGGCGTGGTCGCCTCCTTGGCGGCGGCCTCGAAGCGATCCTTGTACGCGGAAAGCTGCGCGGCGCGCTCCTTGGCCTCGTCGCGGATGCGGAGCGCGGTCGCGGCGTCCTCACCGTTGCCGGCCTCGATCGCGCGGGCCATGATCTGCTCGGCCTGCCGGGCCTCCGCCAGTGCCTGCTGCAGTTGCTGCTGCACGCCGGCCGCGTTCTGCGTCAGCGTGTTGCCCTCGACCGCAGCCATGCGGCGCATGAGTTCGGCGTTCTGCTCGCGCAGATAGGCCAGCTCCTGCTGCGAGCGCTCCTTGGCCACCTTCTGCAGTTGGCGCCGCTTGACGCGGCTATCGCGGTTCTTCTTCGTCTTGTCGACGATCTCGTCCTCGGAGTCGTCCTCGGACGTGCCCATGCGACTGTCGTCGTCATCATCGTCCTCGTCGTCCTGCACCTCGGGCTGCTCAACCTGTTCGGTGCCGTCGGTCTCGATGACGACGATCTCGTCGTCCTTTTCGTCTACTGTATCAGCCATGATCGGCTCCTTTCAGCCTTATGGATCAGACGAACGCCTTCATCGCGAGCGGGTCGCCCGTGACTAAGCCGATCAGATCCAGATCGTTGAGGATAACGAAGATCACTTCCTGATCGTCGTCGATTTTGACCGTCCACTTGTCACCGCCGTATTTGGGGACGCGGACGAAGTCCCCCGGCGTAGCCCACGAGCCCTCTGGCCACGGCTCTTGCGTGTTGCGGTTCTTGAAGGCGAGATCACCGACGGCCACGACGCGGGCCACCTGCGTGTTCCACGTTTCGGTGTCCTTGGTGTCGCCGGTGAGGATGATGCCGCCCTTCGTCTTCTTCTTAGCCAGACGGATCTGGCACAGCACGCGGCTGCCAAAGGGCTTCACGCCCGGATCGACGGCCGGGAAGGCCTCGTCGATGCTGCCATACGCAAACTGTACCTTGTTCAGAACATATTCTTGCACGGGTGCTCCTCCGCTCAAGTGGTTAGAGATTACGGTCTTTTCGCTCTTTCTCCGCGACCATGTCGATCAACACGGTCTTGGCCAGCTCGAGACCAGCGTAAATGCCGACAACCTTTCCGTACTCGAAGAGGTCGCGGCCTTGAGGCTGCTCCAGCGCATCGCGTGCCAGATCGGCCTGCGATTGCTCCAGACGCTGCAGCAGAACCTCAATTCTCATGCAGGCGTCTTCGGCGAGTTCTTGCCGCCCATCGCGCCCTTGCCGGCACCGGTCTCGACGGCTTCGCCCATTGCCAGACGCTTGTGCATCTTGACGCCGTCCTTACCGACCGGCTTGCCCTTGGTGTCGTTCATTTCAGTCTCCTCGTTACGGGTTGATGCCGGTGCCGGTGCTGACGCCGAAGCGCTCACCCGTCTCGACTTCGAGCTTGGCCAGCTCCATGGCCGTCAGGTTGTCCTGCGTGTTCATCGCCTGACGCACCTGCATCTCGGACAGCTTGCGCTGGTTCTCGATCTGCTCGATCTGCTGGGCGGAGGCGAGGCGTGCCTGCGCCTGCTGCGCGTCGAGCTGCAGCTTGGCCTGCTCCATCTGCAGCTTGGCCTGATCGTTCTGGGCCTGCTGCTGCGTCTTGGCCGCGTCGAGCTGCAGCTTGGCCTGATCAGTCTGGGCCTGCTGCTGCGTCTTCGCTGCATCGAGCTGCATGCGCTGCGCGTCGGACTGGGCGCGCTGCTGGATCTGCTGCGCCTGCAGCTTGAGCTGCTCCATGGCCGCCTGCGTGTTCGGATCCATGGGCGGCTGCGGCGCGAGAGACTGCATGACCTGCTGCGCCTGCTGGATGACGGGCGGCAGCGACGCGAACACGTTGCCGGCCTGCTGCACCACCGTCTGCGAAGCCTCGGCCAGCATGGCGTCGAATGCGCGCTTGTCGTCGGGATCCTTGATCGCCTTCAGCACGTCGCCGATGTCCTCGCCCGTCGCCTCGGTGCCCAGCTCGAACACGCTGTAGGCGTACCACGACGCGAGGTGATCCCGGATGTGGTTCAGGATCATCGGCAGGTACGTCGGCGCGATCAGCGGGTTCATGCCCAGCGCGGGCGAGAGCATGTACGCCAAGTGCGTCTTGAGGTGGGCGATGTGATCCTGCTCGGGGAAGACCACGATCGGCTGGCCCATGGTCGCCGCCACGTTCTCGTTGACCGCGTTGCGCTCCTTGGGCTCCACCGCCGGGTTCAACAGCTCCTTGGCGTTGGGGATCTTGAGCGTGTCAAGGATGCGCTCCTCGACCTTCCGCAGGTTGTACAACTGCGGCAGCGCGGCCGCGCGCTGTGCCACCGCCTGCACCTGCGCGAAGCGCTGCGCCTCGCTGAAGATGTTCGGGTCGCTGACCGGCACCACGTCGAGCGGGCCTTCGAAGTCGGCGCGCGTGGCCAGCTCCTCGCCCAGCTCGGCGTCCGTCTCCTCGTCGTCGAGGTACATGGCGTTGAGGCGGTGCAGGATCGACAGCAGCTTCTGCATCGAGTTGTGCAGGCGGGCGTGGATGGCGCTGAACACGACCATGCCCTGCTCGATCTTGGCGAGCGTCGTGCCGACCGGCGCGTTGGCGTTGCCGTCGGCGATGTCCTCCATGCTGGTGCGGATGACGCCCTTGCCCGCATCGACCAAGAAGCCCAGCAGCGAGAACAGCACCGGCGACGGCTGGTTGTAGGGCAGCGGCATGATCAGCTTGCGGATGTCGTCCGCCGCCATGCCGCCCTCGATCTCCATCACCTGCGTCGGCTGGATCTCGAGGCTCTGCCCGCCCTTGCTGCCGCCCTTGAGCTTGAGCATGGTCTGGCTGTTGCTGATGTGCGCGCTGTCGAGCAGGGCGCGCAGTGCGCCCGTCGCGGCGGCCGCCAGACCGCCGACCATGTGCGGCAGGCCGATCGGGTACGCGCCGCGCCACGGCACGAAGGGGAACTCGACGAACCACTGCAGCTCTTCCTGCGCCTCGTCCAGCTCGTCCCAGTTGCGGTAGATGCTGAGCACCTTGCCGCTCGGCTTGTCGATGCTGATGATGTACGGCAGCGCCTCGTCGCCCTCAATCGCGGCGATGGTGTACACCTCGTAGACGGTGCGGAGGCCGTCCTCGTTGTAGCTGGTCTCCTCGCGGCCCTCGATCTTGTTGTTCGCCTTCTCGGCGACGCTGTAGTCGGGCTCCATACTGACCGGGCCGAGATCCACGTCGCGGTACATGCCGCTCTTGACGCGGCGCTGGTAGTCCACGGCCGTAAGATATTGCACGTGCGTCTTGCGCTGCGCCGTGTAGAAGTTGGTTGCAGCAAACGGCAGGTACAGGTCGTCGATCGCGACGAACAGGAACTCAGGCCGGTTGCGGTCTTCCTTCCACGTCACCTTCATGTACTGCGCGCCGCCCAGCGGCACCTGCGTCAGGAGCTGCTCCAGCTCGGCGCGGAACTCGCTGGACTGGACGGTGAGCTGCCAGTTCATGAAGGTGGTCTTGCGCTTGGCCTTCTTGACCTTGTCGGCCGTCACCTCGCCGGGGATCATGTCCTTGACCGGCCCCTGCGGCGGGAACAGCTCCTTGATGGCGCGGGCGGCGAAGTCCACGCACGCCTCGGTCAGCATCGGGTGGACGACCTTGGTCGCGCCGTTGAACTGCGCGCCGCCGGGCGCGTCGTCGCCCAGACCGGTGCGGCGCAGGCCCTCCTCGTACTGCTCGTCGCGCTTCTTGCGCGCTTCCTTGTCTTTGCCGATCAGGTCGAGGTACGACTGCGCCAGCGTCTGCAGCTCGCTCTCGGGCATCTCCTCGGCGAGGTTGGCGAGGAAGTCATCGGAGCGGGGCTCCATGTCGTCATCGTCATCCAGCCGGACGATGGCACCGCCGTCGGGCGTGTCGATCACGTCCTCGTCGTCGGCCTCGCCCAGATCGACCACTTCGGTCTCGGGCAGATCGTCATCGTCTTCCATGCCCGCTCCTTAGACAGCGTACGGATTGCTAACCGGCTTGGGCGGAGGCCCAACAGGTTCATCTTTTTTGGCTTGTACAGCATCCAGTAGGCGTTTGTCCATCATCAGCCTGAGCGCCTGCGAAGTACTGTCCACGTAGTCGTCGTGCTTGATGCTGCCCGGCCCGGTGTACGAGCACAGTTGGTGCAGCAGCGGATCGACCCAGTTGCGCGGCCGGCCGGGGTGTTTGCTGCTCTCGGGCAGCCAGACCATCTTGCGTGCGAAGATCGGCGAGACGATGTGCAGGCGGGTGAGCTTGTCGGCGCGGCCGGGGTTGTAGGCGTAGGCCTCGATGCCCTCACGCTCCAGCATCTGGCGCAGGCTGATGCCTGAGCCCTTGTCTTCGATCAGCAAGATGTCCGGCTTGCGGCCGGACGTGGTGGGCTTTCCGCTGCCGAACAGCGGCTTGATCAGCGCCGTGTCGTCATCGTCCCCGTATGAAACGTTCAGCTCCCGACGAACCTTGCGGATAAGATCCGGGAGCCCCAAGTGCTCCTCCCAGCAGTCCAACAACATCACGTTGTTGCGCTTCTCGTGGAAGAACACGCCCCAGACGCTGCACGCCGTCGGGTCTGGGTCGCCGCTCCGTTTGTCCATGGTCTTCTCGGTGAAGGCCGTGTCGAGCGACATGACGACGAGGTCGAAGCGGGGCAGCGGCTTGTCGTGCGGCCACAGGCGGAACTGCGATCGCTTAACAATTCCGGCCTCCTCAGGATCCACCAATTCTCCCAACGCCTCTTGACGATAGATGACTGTGCCTTCCATCGCCATGATCTGGTCACGGAAGGTTGGCGCGAGGTTGGCCATGTTCGCCATACTGGTGGCGCGGGTGACAGTCACATCCTTGCCGTCTCTGGCGACCAACTGCCGGATCAATTGCTTGGGCTTAGGCGTTGTGGTCGCGACTATGCGCGGGTTCTTGCCGAGGCGCAGGGCGAACATGATCATCTGCCAAGCGTCCTCGTCATACGTCCACGCCGCCAGCTCGTCGGCCCACACGCGGTGCCACTGGCCGCCGCGAAAGCGCTCAGGCTCTGACGCGGGAATGCCCTTGATCAGCGAACCGTTGACCAGCACAATCTCGGACAGCGAGCGGTTGTGATCCTTGATCAACTGGTGCGGTATGCAGTTCAGCAAGCCGCTCTCGCCCTCGAAGCAGGTGTCGCGGATGTCGCCCAGCGTCGGGGCCGTGACCAGCGTTCGCGACCCCGGATCGCGCCAGCCTTCCCACCAAGCCCACTCCGCCGCGCATTTGGTCTTGCCAGCGCCACGGCCGGCAAGCAGCAGCCACGTGCGCCAGTTCCCCTCCGGCTCGATCTGGTGCGCGTGCGCCTGCGCCAGCCACGCCATATGTTTGTCGTAGGCCAATCGTTCGACGGCGGGCAACTGCGCCCGGCGCTGGCGGGCAGCGGCGAACGTCGCTTCGATCTCGTGGCTCTCAGCCAGCAAGGCAGGCCCCATCACTCATCGGGCTGTTTTGCTCGTGCTGCCCGCTTCGCGATCTCCATCGCCTGATCGAGGGGGTCAAGGCTGCCCTCGATCCGCATGACCAACGGGTTCTCGTCATCGCCCGCCGACGCCTTCTCGCGCCAGCGTCCGCGCGTCTTCAGGTAGAAGATCATGGATGTCACATCGCCCGACATGGCCTTCGCGTACAGGTTGCTGGCGATGTTCGCCACGCCGCGAGCGGACGCCTCGTCGAGTTCGTCCCGATAGTATTTGGCGAGGGTGTCGATGCAGATGCCAAGCTCTGCGGCGATCACTTCCTGTGTCGTGCCGACAGCGGCCCACGTCCGCACCTTGGCGCGAAGCTCGTCCGTCGCCTCGTATGGCGGCCGACCCATTTTTTTACTACCGACAATGTCATTGGCCATCTGCATGCTCCGCTTCGTGGCAGGACTACCAGCCACCCACAGATAACACCCAGCCGGCCGAACGACAAGGGGCGGCACTGTGGCCGCCCCGATCGGCTCAGCGGCCGATGTTGGTGATGCCGCCGCGAGGGCCGACCTGAACGTGGGCGGTGTCGCGGCAGAAGATGGACGCCAGCGTTTTTTCGTCGTTTGGCAGGCCAGCTTCGACGTACAGCGTGACATAGCTGTTGCCGTTGTAGCGGCTGATCTTGAGCGTCTTGATCTCTTTGCGATTGCCGGCGGTCTTGGCGATGATGCGCTCGGCAGCTTCGCGTTGAGCAGGAGTGAGATCCGCGAGCGTCACGATCTTGGTGGCGGCGGCGAATTCGGCGAGGAGGGCGTCGAGGTCGGTCATTGGGTGTCTCCGTTTGCTGATAATTGCTTCTCTCACATGCAACGCACCGTTGCAAGCGATATTTTACGAGGTGCAGCACGAGGCGCTGCAGCATCTGCAGCACGACGCATCATGCTGCATCTTCAGCTTCCGGCACAGCATGGAAATCTGCAGCGCAGCACAGCATCTGCTCGGTGCAGCATTTGCAGCAGTGGGGGCCACCCCTAAGGGGGTGTCTCCCCTTGCTGCTGCATAAATGCTGCATTACCCGACCTGCACCATTTGCAGCACGACGCAGCATGCTGCTAATGCTGCATGCTGCAGAGGGATGTAAAAAAGTGCAAATGCTGCAAATTAGGCTATTGCAACCTCACGTTGGTTATGAGAGAAGAGGTCATCAGCAACGACCAACCGGAGACACCCAATGACCAAACTGATCGCCGACATCGAAAGCCACATCGCCGAAGTCACCTGCGGCCGCGAGTGCATCTTCGACGCGGACTTCGTCGCGGTGGCTGTCGCCGCTGGCGCGGTCGACGTGCACTGGGACGAAGACGAGAGCGCGTGGCTGCTGCGCTCGCGTAACGGCACGCCCGTCGCCGCCATCTACACCGACGGTGCTTACATCAACGGCAACCACATCGAAGCCTAATCAGCAACCAAGGAGACACCCAGTGACCGCCTACCGCAACATCGACGCCGACAAGGCCCACCGCAGCTTCAAGCGCCTCAAGGGCCGGCAGGTGCGTATCCTGCAGCGCCACCTGCTCGCGGCCGTTGACCGCGTCATGACCGCCCGCGCCTTCTTCGATCACTCCGGCGACAAGACCCTGCTGCTCCGCAGCCTGTCCGAGGTCTACGCCCTCAACGCTGTGAAGCGTGAGCTGCAGGCGGAGGGCTACTGACATGATCCGCCCCACGCTCAACATCAACGGCAGCAGCCTGACCGACCTCACCCACCCGCGCATCGCCGCCTACGACGCCCTGCAGGCCGCCATCAAGGCGCTGCAGCAGGTGACGCCCAACGGCCGGGACTACCCCGGCGACAACGACCAGTGCGTGGCCGATCGGGACGCGCACTACACCCGCCTCAAGGCGATCCACACCATCGCGGCCGAGCTTGTCGCCGAGGCCGTCAACATCAAGGAGCAGATCAAATGAAGCACACACCCGGCCCATGGTTCGCCGTCTGCCGCATGGTAGAGGTGGACGACGACGACCACGCTGACATCTGCAGCACCAACCCTGACCTGTTCGAGCAGGGGCACCGTGCGCCCCCGATCGAGGAGCAGCAGGCCAACGCCCGCCTGATCGCCGCCGCCCCCGACATGCTCGCCATGCTGCAGGAGGTCGCCGACTACCTCGACTGCTACGCCGACGTGATCGACGGCGACGACGGCCAGCCCGAGGCGAACGAGGCCATGTGGCTGCTGACGGCCGTGACCGATCTCATCGCCTCTGCAACAGGAGAACACCAATGACTGACCGCACACTGATCGGCTTAACCTGCCTCCTCCTCACCTGCGTCGGCCTGCTGCTGTGGGCATCCGCATGGGAGGAGAAGGCCCACCAGCGCGCCGAGGCATACTGTCAGGAGCGCCAGATGCTGCTGGTGGACACGCCCGCAGGCGAGCGCTGCGCGCACGTCTGGGCACTGGAGCCAGCAAGCCGGTGACGGGCGACAACTGGTTGGCTATAGCCATCCTCGCCCTCATGGCCACGGCCGTCTGGATCATCGTCCGGCGGCCGCCCACCACCCCGCAAGATCTCGAGGACATCGACTGGTAAAGGAGCACTGAGCTATGACATACGTTAATCCCGATCCCAAGACGACTAAGGGCGACATCGATTTCCACTTTGATCTCGATAGTGTTGAGACGCTCATCAACAAAGCCGTCTCGCGGTGGCTGCGTAAGCAGCGCCTCGAAATCTATCTCATGGACGGCCACATCGTCGTCTTCCTTGAGGACGCCTTCGCCGAAGACGGCGAACATTACACCTATCGCATTCCCTACGCCGAGTTCTTTGATGAGCGCAATGAAGAGCCGCCCGACCTCACGCAGTTTCTGCTGTTCGGTCTGAAGGTCTATCGCGAGCGGTACGGCCACGATCCCGAAGAGGATGACGCATGACACGCAGACCCATCATCCACAATCGTCGCTTCTACTGGCTCTTTGCCGACGGCCGACGCGAGCCTGTGCAGGTCACTGAGCGGCTGCTGGCGCAGGTGCGGCAGGCGTCCTACCAGACGCAGGTGCAAGCCGCCCAGCGCGCCGCGCAGGAGGCTGAAGCGCCACCCCGCAGCACCAACCCGCCCCGGCCACCCGGCACCATGCCGACGCTGCCGCAGAACGGTTACGACATCGGCAACCGGACGATCAGCGAGTTGGCCCACGACCTCGGCTGGGGCTCAGTGGCGCGCTGCACGGCGGCGCTCAAGGCGCACCGGCCGACCGTCTACGAGGCTGCCCGCGCCAACGGCAAGGCGCGGGCCTACGCCAACCTGAGACAAGGGCAACCGGCATGACCACAGTCGCAGGACGCTACACCTTTGAGGTGACGCAGCCACCGGGCCAGCAGCCGCCGGTCGCGGGCGGCCAATGCGTCAACTTCGACGACGCCATGCGCGAGGCTGGCCACTACCACCGCATCTATGCTCAAGACGGCAAGGCGCGCGTCGAGGTGTACGAGGACAGGGGCGGCGGCAATAGGATCTTGCACCTGATGGCCACCGCCGGGAGGGTGCAGCCGTGACTAGACCCATCTACGAGAGCGACGCCGATCGCAGCAATCAGGCCAGCGTCGTGGCCAAGCTGGAGCGCGCCTTCGGTCTGACGGCCACTGCGCCCCAAGACCGCTTCGCGCCGTACGACGCCGTCTTCCGCTTCACGCACCGGCCCTGCGTCGTGGAGATCAAGGTGCGCCGCAACGCGCGTGCCAAGTACGACACGTACATGCTGAGCGCGGGCAAGTACAACGCGCTCTGCGAGGTGGACGCCAACGCCCTACTGGCGGTGCAGTGGACGGATCAACTGGGCGTCGTGCAGCTCCCCGTCGAGCACACCGTCACCACCGGCGGCCGCTCAGACCGGGGCGACAGCCGCGACATCGAGCGCGTGGTGCTGATCCCGATCGAGGCGTTTATTCCGGTGCCTTAGCGGCGCGCAGGGCGTCATCATACTCCCGCTCGCGCCGGGCGATGATCGACGCGAACTGGGCGTAGACGGCCTCGACGGCCCGGCCCACGGCCACGTCCCGCGCCTCCAGCGCGACGTGCAGCTTCTCCAACGCCTCTTGCGCCTTCTTCATGACACCTCCTGCTCAGCCAGATAGTCTGCGTGGTCGTCCACGACCACCTGCCCGCGCCACATCGCGCGACCCTCGATCACCTCGCAGATCTCTGGCGGCAGCAGCCGCCCGTCCTTGAAGGTGAGCACGGCGAAGCCGGCGCAGGCCGGGCTGTAGCCGTTCTCGGCGTACTCGAACTGGGGCCCGGTGGGCTCGGCCAGACAGCCGGTCTGCACGCCCCACCGGCGGCCGCGATAGTCGCCCCAAGGCTTGACCTCAAGGATGTGCGTGTGGCCGGTCAGCATGCTGACGCCGCTCTTCAGCGTGTTGTTGTAGGCGCTATGCACGCCGTTCGCCTGCCGGTGCTTGACCATGACCGGGTGGCTGCTGGCGCGATTGAGCCAGCACGACCACGTCAAGTCCCATTCTGGGAAGTGCTCGGCGAGGCGCATTCCCGGCACCCCCTCGAACATCGGCACCTGCGTCGCGAGGCGGCGCTCGAAGTTCATCTCGTGGTTGCCGACCGTGTATATCGACCGCACGCCCGTGCGCGCCGGCTTGGCCGCCATGCGCCAGCGGTGCAGTGCGTCAGTGACGCAGTCCAGCTCCTCCTTGACTGTCGGCCGGTGCTGCCAGCCGAACGGGTCGTGCCGGTTGGTGCTCGCGCCGTCCAGCCAGTCGCCGTTGGCGATCAGCATACGCACGGCCTTGCCGAGGTCGGCGGTCACCAACAGCAGGGCCTTCATGGCGGTGGTGTCGGGGCCGGGCCAGATATGCGCGTCGGATCCGACCACGACGACGCCGTCGCGCATCTCGCAGTTGATCACCTTTTTGTACGTTGAACGGGTTATAGGGGACGTGGACGCCTTGACGGTGGGCAGATCGATGCCCTTGGCGGTCAGGGCGTTGCGCCGGGCGTAGATGTTGCGCTCGGAGGTGCCGAGCTCTCGAGCGACGGCGGCCGGGGAGAAGTTACATCGCTCCCACGCGTCTATCAAAACTTCGTCGGGGATCGTGTCTTTGCGCGCGGCCATAAACATCCCTTTGAAAAAGGCTCGCTCGCGCCCTTAGCACAAAAATTGTTACTTAAAAATGTCTATTGCAATCGGCGATTGCATCTGCCACAACAACAGGCCCATCAGCAAACGGAGAGACCGACATGAGCATCTGCGATATCCTCAACCCTTGGGGCGCGCTGCGCGAGGCCCGCTGGCTCGTAGCCAGTCAGAAGCGCGAGATCGAGGCCCTGTACGTCAAGCTCGGCGAGACCGAGCGCAAGGCGTCCAACTCCGCAACGGACGGCCTCGTCATCCGCGTCCTGCGCTCCAAGATCGAGCGTCTGGAGGACACCCTCAAGCAGGCGCACTTCCGCGACCCGAAGACCGGCCGCCTCGGCCCGAAGGGAGTGCGGAAATGATCGCCGAGGCACGCGAGGCCTTCGCCCAGCGCGATCGGCTGCAGGCCGAGCTGGACGCCGTCAACGACCGGCTGGTCAAGCTCAAGTCGCAATACATGCAGGAGACGCACATCTGGGGCATCCGGGATGAGCGCTTCCGTCACGAGATCAACAAACTGGAAGACGCATGACAAACCGAATTGACGCCATCAATCTCGCCATCGCCAAGGGCGGCGGCATCGTCCGCTTCGCAAAAAGCATGGGCGTGTCGCATCAGGCGGTCTACGCGTGGAAGCGCAGAGGCTGGGTGCCGGTGGAGAAGGCCGTCGTGATCGAGGCCGCCTACGGCGTCCCGCGCGATGACCTGATGAGCCCCGACCTCGTCCGCGCGCTTGCTGCCCCGAGTGCCAGCGCCGACCTGCTGTAACAGGAACACACCACATGCGTTACGGATCCGTTTGCAGCGGCATTGAGGCCGCGACAGCCGCGTGGCACCACATGGCTTGGGAACCCGCCTTCTTTTCGGAGATTGAGGCGTTCCCCCGTGCAGTGCTGTCCCATCACTATCCTGAAGTCCCGCTGCACGGCGACTTCACGACAATTGAGAAGAACCAGTATGGCAAAATCGACCTCCTTGTTGGCGGCACACCCTGCCAATCCTTCAGTGTCGCCGGTCTCCGAGGTGGATTGGACGATCAGCGTGGTAACCTCGCCCTCGAGTTTTGTAGACTTGCTCAGCGTGAGCAGCCTCGTTGGATTGTCTGGGAAAATGTCCCCGGCGTCCTGTCATCGGGAGGAGGACGGGACTTTGGTTCCATCCTCGGGGCGCTGGAAGAGCTCGGGTATGGCCTCGCGTACCGAGTGCTTGACGCTCAGTACTTCGGAGTGGCCCAGCGCCGCCGTCGTGTGTTCGTTGTCGGATACCTTGGAGACTGGCGACCTGCCGCAGCGGTTCTTTTTGAGCGCCACAGCATGTCAGGGCATCCTGCGCCGAGCCGAGAAGCGCGGCAAGACGCTGCCAGCGGCGCTGCAGCGGGCGCTGGAGAGCGTGGCGATGCCGGAGGGGAGCGACCTACTGTAGACTGGCCCGCAAACTTAGCCTGCACCCTTGACACTGACTTCGCCAGCAAGTGGGGACAGAACAACCAGCACGTCAACGCAGGCTGCCCGCTATTCGTGCCTGACAGCGTTGGCACACTCCGCACCAAGCGCCCCGGCGAGGGCGGTGTGCAAGGCGACTTCGACCACATTGTGCCGGTGGTCAGCCCTGCTTTGAACACGCAGAGCGAATCGCATCACGCGCCGGACACAAAGGCGTACGTGGCCTTTGCCCAGAACACACGCGATGAAGTGCGTCTGGTCGGCGGCGATGGGCAGATCGTTGGCGCGCTGGCCGCGCAGCCGGAAATGAAGCAGACGAGTTACATTGCCTTCAGCAAAGGCGACCACGGAGCTGACGCAGGCGACAACATCTGCCCGACTATCCGCAAGGGTGGAGACGGCGGCGGCAATATGCCAGCCGTGGCCTACTCCATCATGCCGATGAACAGCGGCAAGGACTACAAGGCCCGCGAGACTGAGGTGGCGCAGCCGATCATGGCGGGAGGCCCAGTGAGTGGCAATCAGGGCGGCGACTTCGTTGTCACGCCGTTTGACACCACCCAGATCAGCAGCCCGCACAACTACAGCAACCCGCAATCCGGCGATCCGTGCCACCCACTGGCGGCGGGCGCGCATCCACCTGCGGTGGCGTTTGAAGCTAATATGTCTTTTGCAACTCCAGACACAAGCGGCGTCAATCCAACTTTAACGCGTCGGCATCACGCATCTGTAGCGATTGCATCCGCCGTCCGCCGCCTGACCCCGGTGGAGTGCGAACGGCTTCAGGGCTTCCCCGACAACTTCACCGGCATCCCGTGGAAGAAGAAAGGGCCAGAGCATTGTCCTGACGGCCCGCGCTACAAGGCGCTGGGCAACAGCATGGCGGTGCCGGTGATGCGCTGGATAGGCGAGCGCATCCAGATCGTCGACGATTTAATTTCACTGCTGTGAGCGAGGACGACATGGCCAGCGTCAGGGCAATTGCGCCCAAAATCCGCGCCGTTGAGGTGCCGGCGGAGCTGCGGCTGATCCCCGGCTGGCTTATCTGGCGCTTCGAGCAGTACCCCGACGAGATCAAGCCCCGCAAAGTGCCATACTGGACAAACGGCACGATCCGGCACGGCCAACAGGGCTCGCCGATCGACCGCGAGCGACTGACGACGTTTGCCGCAGCGCGCGACGCGGCCGCGCGCATGAACTACGAGGGCGTCGGCTTCGCGCCGCTGCCCGATTTTGGCTATACCTTCCTTGACTTCGACAACTGCGTCGGGGCGGACGGTGAAATACCGACTGAGATCGAGCGCATCATTGCCCGGACATATGCCGAGTTCAGCCCGAGCGGTAAGGGCATTCGCGCCGCCCTGAAGGGCAATCTGGGCAATCACAAGAGCAAAGTAGCGCCCGACCGCTACGGCTTTGAGACCTTCAGCTCCAGTGGCTTTGTGACCTTCACCGGCAACATCGTGGCCGGCTGTGAGCTGATCGGCCTTGGGAACACGGTGGCTGGGGTTGACCAGCACGTCATCGACCTGTGCGAACGCCGCTTCGGCGGCTCCCTCATCAACAACGTCGTTGACCCCGACGACTTCATGGCCGGCCGCGAACCGCGACTGGGCCTGACGCCCGAGCGCATGGCCGAGCTGGTCAACAGCCTCGACCCGAACATGGGGAGGGACGACTGGATCAAGGTCGGGATGGCCCTGCACCACGAGTGCGACGGCGACGACACCGGCTTCGAGCTGTGGGACGAATGGTCGCAGGACGGCTACACCTATGTCAGCACCGAGGCCATGCGCGGCCAGTGGGACAGCTTTGAGCGGCGCAAGGGATCGAACCGGCGGCAAGTCACAATGGCCTCGGTGATGAAGATGGCCAAGGAGGCCAACCGCGCAGCCGAGCCACCCAGCCGCGAGGAGGTGCTGGCCAAGGCCGAGGCGATCATGGCTGATCTGCCGACGAAGAGCCTCGGCCGCTTCGGCCCGGTGCCGATCTACGACCTGACCCAGCGCGAGCCCATGGGCTGGCTGATCAAGGGCGTGCTGCCCAAGGCCGAGCTGGGCATCCTGTTCGGTGCGTCGGGCAGCGGCAAGACATTCGTCGCCCTCGACCTCGCCTTCGCGATCGCGCGCGGCAACGCGTGGCGCACCCGGCGCACGGTCAAGGCGCGGGTGGTGATCATCGCCGCCGAAGGCGGCTCCGGTCTGGGCAAGCGCGCTCAGGCCTACGCCCAGCACCACAACTTCGACCTGCACGGCCTGCACGGCTTGCACGTCATCACGGCCGCGCCGAACTTTCTGGACGGGGACGACATCTCCGAAGTGATTGCCGAGATCAAGAACCTCGGCCCGGTCGATCTGATCATCACCGACACGCTGGCGCAGGTGACGCCGGGCGCGAACGAAAACACCAGCGAAGACATGGGCCGGGCGCTGGGCAACATCAACCTGCTGCACGACGCCACCGGTGCCATGAACCTCGTCGTCCACCACGCCGGCAAGGATCTCAGCAAAGGCTCGCGCGGCTGGTCGGGTCTCAAGGCGGCCGCCGACGTGCAGATCGAGGTGCTGCGCCACGATAACGGCGACCGGGAGATTGTGATCGAGAAGATGAAGGACGGCGAGGACGGCTTGCGCTGGGGCTTCAAGCTGGAGACCGTCCTGCTGGGCCTCGACGACGATGGTGACGACATCACGAGCTGCGTCGCGGTCGAGGTCGATATCCGACCGGCGGCGGCCCCCGAAGACAAGAAGGGCGTGAAGCGTCGCGGCCGCCTTGAGACCCACCTGCTGGAGGTGATGACCCTGTTCCCGGCGGATGCAGTTATTCGCGCGGAGGATCTGATCCGCAAGGCTTGCGATACTTTACCACCGCCCGAACCGGGCAAGCGTGACATCCGTCGCCAATCTGTTGTCCGGGCAATTCAGGCACTTAGCAAGGAGAAGGACGGCCCACTGCGGATGGAAAACGGGATTGTAATTTTTTACGAATAAGGGCTTGCAATGCGAGATTGATAAGTTCATATGGGTATGTATCAGCAACCCCAAGGAGAGACCCACATGGCTACCCAGCCCAACACCATCGACCTCGCCGCTTCGGTCGTCGACCGCCTCGGCAGCATCAAGGCCCAGATCGCCGAACTGAAGGCGGTCGAGGCCAACCTGATCGCGCTCATCGTCAACACCGGCGACACCGCCATTGACGGCAGCCTGTTCCGCGCCACGGTGTCGGAAGTGGCCGAGCGCCAGTCGCTCGACGCCAAGGCCGCCGAAGTCAAGCTGCGTGAGTTGGGCGTGGACGGCCGTTGGTTCAGCAAGAACCAGAAGGTCAGCAAGGGCTACACGACCGTCAAGGTCGTGGCGCGCAAGGCCTGATCCGATGATCAAGGCAGCAAACTATTACAAGCTCGGCAAGGGCCGCGCGGTGGTTCAAATTGAGATCATCGATGCGGGCCGCCGCACCCACCTGTGTGAACACGCCGTCGAGGGCAAGCGCGAGGCTCGCCTCGTTGCCGCCCAGTACAACGCTGAACCATGGAACTTTTGAGGGGAGACGAAAGATGAACGACCGGAACTACTGGCGCACCTGCGAGATGTTTGACCTGATCGAGGCCGCCTTCGAGAGCGACAACGAGCTGGCCATCGTGCTGGCTGAGCGTCTGGAAGACATGGATACCGAGGCGCAGGAGGCACTGGCCGACTGGAGGCAGCGCGCCGAGGACTTGCAGATCGACTGCACCCAGCTCGACGACAAGGTCTACGAACTGCGCGCCGAAATCGAGAAACTGGAACTGATGATCGCCGAACGCGATCGCATCATTGAGGAGCTGAAGAATGTATAAGATCGAGATCACCGCCGACACGCTCGCTGAACTGGCCGGTAAGGTCATGTCGCTGGCCGTCAAGCTGCACCCCATTGCAGATGTCGAACGCGCCTACGCGCCGCCGGCCGAGCCCGTTGAGATCAACCCGGTTGCGCCCGCAGCACCTGCGCCTGTGGTCGAGGCTCCTGCGCCTGTGGTCGAGGCTCCTGCACCCGTGGCCGACGCACCTGCGCTCAGCTTCGAGCAGGACGTGGCACCCGTGGTGCTGCGCGCCGTGGCCACGAAGAGCAAAGCATTCGTCGAGGGCGTCATGACCGAGTTCGGCGTGGCACGCGCCTCGCAACTGGACGCATCGCGCTGGGCCGAACTGATCGACCGTCTGGAGAGCCCCTTCTGATGGCACACGCAAAACTCAGCCCGTCGGGAGCGCATCGCTGGATGCGCTGCCCCGGCAGCGTCGCCCTTGAGGCGGCATTCCCCGACCAGAGCAGCTCCTACGCCGCCGAGGGCACGCTGGCGCACACGCTCGCCAGTGAGTACCTCGACGGCACCGGCAAGCACCCGTCGCAGCGCGTCGGCGAGCAGCACGACGTGGACGGCTACATCTTCACCGTTGACCAGACCATGGCCGACTACGTGGACGACTACATCCGCCTCGTGCGCGACTACGGCGAGCGCGGCCTGCTGCTTATCGAGCAGCGCGTGCCGATCGGCCACCTCACGGGCGAGCAGGGTGCCACCGGCACCAGCGACGCCATCGTCGTGGACACGGCCAACCGCGTGCTGACCGTGATCGATCTCAAGTACGGCATGGGCGTCAAGATCGATGCCGATAGCGAGCAGTTGAAGATGTACGCTCTGGGCGCACTGGAGCAGTGCGACCAGCTCGGCGAGTTTGACGATGCTTGCATGGTCATCCACCAGCCACGGCTCAACCACGTCTCCGAGCACTGGCTGCCGGTCGCTGACCTGCGGGCCTTCAAACAGCAAGCCGCCGAGGCGGCTGAAGCCGCGCGCCAGCCTGACGCACCGCTCGTGCCGGGCGAGAAGCAGTGCCGCTTCTGCAAGGCGAAGTCCACGTGCCCGGCGCTTGCCGCCGAGGTGAGCGAGATCGTCAGCGGATCCGCCACGCTTGATGAGTTCGTCACGCCGGACATGACGACGGGCGACAACTACCTGTCGATGGCCATGTCCAAGGTCGAGCTGGTCGAGCACTGGTGCTCGGCCGTCCGCGCCGAGGTCGCGCGCCGCCTGCTGGCCGGCCAGTCGGTTGACGGCTTCAAACTGGTCGAGGGCAAGCGGGGCAACCGCAAGTGGAACAGCGACGCCGAGGTCGAGGCCCTGTTCAAGAGCTTCCGGCTGCGGCAGGATGAGATGTACGACTACAGCCTGATCTCGCCGACCAAGGCGGAGAAGCTGCTCAAAGACACCCCCAAGCGCTGGGAGCGGGCACAGGCCCTGATCTCCCGCGCCGAGGGCAAGCCATCTGTGGCACCCGCCACGGATAAGCGGCCAGCACTGGCCGTTCAATCGGTCGCGGACGACTTCCGCGATTTAACTGCAAACTGAAAGTGAACAAAATGGCTACACGTATCATGCTCAAGGGCGTCACTCTGTCGTTCCCGGCGATTGCCGAACCGCAGGCGTTTGGCGAAGGCGACCCGGCCTACGGCGCAAAGTTCGCCATCAAGCCGGGCAGCGAACAGCACAAGGCGCTTGAGGCTGCCATCGCCGCCGAGGCCGACGAGGCGTGGAAGGACAAGGCCGAGAGCGTCCTGAAGATGCTGGAAGAGGACGGCAAGGTCGCCTTCGTCAAGAAGGTCTACCGCTCGAAGAAGACCGGCGAGGCCTATCAGGGCTTTGACGGGCAGCACTACCTGTCCACCCGCAACGCCAAGACCCAGCCGACCGTGTTTGATCAGTACGGCAAAGAGGTGATGGGTAAGGGCCCGATTGAGCGGCAGGCCCACAGCGGTGCCGTCGTCAACGCCTCGGTCGAGGTGTGGGCGCAGGACAACAAGTGGGGCCGCCGCATCAACTGCTCGCTGCGCGGCGTCATGCTGACCGGCGAGGGCGAGAACCTCGGCGGTGGCTCGGCTCCGGCGTCTGCGGACGAGTTCGCGTCGCTGACCAAGGTCGCTCCCGACGCGGCCGACTTCCTGTGAGCGAGGAGGGACACAACAGCGCAGGCGAACAACTGCGCCTCCTGATCGAGCGCATTGAGACGCTTGAGGCGGAGAAGAAGGGCATCGCGGACGACATCAAGGACATCTACACCGAGGCCAAGGCCCGTGGGTATGATGCCAAGATCCTCCGCGAGGTCGTCCGTCTCCGCAAGATGGCCAATGACGATAGGAACGAGCACTTCGCCCTGCTCGAGACCTACGCAAAGGCTATTGGCATGGATCTCCTGTAGGTCTATAGAACCAGCGCGCCTGCCCTGTTTCTCCCCCTTGGCGGGGCAGGCGCGCCTCTGTTCTGGTGAGCCGCGCGTGGGTGCGGGGTCTCCTGCGTTGCTGATACACGAAGCGCGCGGCTCTCCCGAACAGAGGACATCATGAGCACACTGTACCTCGATCTCGAAACATTCTGCGAAACCAAGATCACCTACGGCGCGTACCGCTACGCGGAGGACGCCGAGGTGATGCTGGTGGCGTGGGCGATGGACAGCGATCCTGTTGCGGTCTGGGACACGCAGGATCTCGTGCATTGGCGTCACGCGCTGCAGAACATCATCGACAAGTCTGATCGCGTCGTGATCCACAACAGCAACTTCGACCGCACCGTCCTGCGCGAGCAGGGCGTCCACATCCCCGTGGAGAAGGTCATCGACACGATGGTGCTGGCCCTGCAGCACAGCCTGCCCGGCTCTCTGGGCCAGCTCTGCGACGTGCTGCACGTGCCGCAGGACAAAGCCAAAGACAAGGCAGGCAAAAAGCTGATACACTTGCTGACGAAGCCGAGGCCCAGCAACGTCAAGATACGGAGAGCCACCCGTGACACACATCCCGCCGAGTGGGTCGCCTTCGTCGAGTACGCCCGGCTGGATGTGGACGCAATGCGAAGCGTACTTGGACGACTGCCATCATGGAACGATTGTGATCGTGAGCGGCTCCTGTGGCAGTGTGATCAAAGAATTAATGACCGTGGTGTCGCCGTTGACCGAGAGTTTGCACGAGCAGCTCTACGAGCTTTCGATCGAGCTGGACGATCTCTGGCCACTCGTGCAGCCGATCTGACCGGCGGCAGCGTCACGTCCGCCACGCAGCGCCAGCGCCTGCTCGACCACCTCAAGGACGCCCACGGCTTCGAGACCGAGGATCTGACGCGCGCCACGCTCGGCAACCTGCTCGACGGAGACCTCGACCCGCAGGTGCGCGAGCTGCTGGAGATCCGCCAGCAGGCGGCCGCGACGAGCCCGGCTAAGTACAGTGTGCTGCTCAACGCCACGAACAAGGACGGCCGCCTGCGCGGCCTGATCCAGTTCTGCGGCGCGGCGCGCACCGGGCGTGACGCCGGCCGCCTGTTCCAGCCGCAGAACCTGCCGCGCAGCCCCGACTGGTTCGATGACGACGTGCAGGCGACGACCGTGGCCGCCATGAAGGCGGACTGCGAGCACCTGATCTGGGACAACGTCAGCGAGCGCTGCGCCTTCGCCGTGCGCGGGGCGCTGGTCGCCCCCGAGGGCACCAAGCTGGTCATCGCCGACCTGTCCAACATCGAGGGCCGCGTGCTGGCGTGGCTGGCCGGCGAGGACTGGAAGGTCACGGCGTTCAAGGCCTACGACCGGGGCGACGGGCACGACCTGTATAAGGTGACCGCCGGCCGCATCCTCGGCAAAGATCCGGGCCTCATCACCAAGGCCGAGCGCCAACTGCAGGGCAAGGTGCCCGAGCTGGCGGGAGGCTATCAGGGCGGCGTCGGCGCGTACCGCAAGATGGGCGGCAAGGTGTTCGACGCGATGACGGACGAGGCCATCCAAGAGATCGTCTCGGCGTGGCGCAAGGCCCACCCGTGCACGCGCAACCTGTGGTACGACATGGAGGCGGCCGCGCGGTCAGCCATCAACAAGATGGGCGAGAGCTTCGCCGTGCGCGACCTGATCACGTTCGACGTGAAGCCGGACGGGCAGGGCATCGCGTGGCTGCGGATGAAGCTGCCGAGCGGCCGCTACCTGTGCTACCCGCGCCCGGAGGCGTCGGCCAGCGGCAGCCTGTCCTACGAGGGCATGAACCAATTCACCCGCAAGTGGGAGCGCCTCGACACGTACGGCGGCAAGCTGGTCGAGAACGCCGTGCAGGCCATCGCCCGCGACGTGTTCATGTCCGGCATGCTGCGCGCCGAGGAGGCCGGCTACAGCGTCTGCATCCGCGTGCACGACGAGCTGGTCTGCGAGACGCCGGACGAGCCGGCCTACACCAGCGAGGGGCTGGCGGCGATCATGTCCACCAACCCGAGCTGGTCGGCCGGCCTGCCGCTTGCCGCCGCCGGCTTCGAGGCGTATCGTTACCGCAAGGACTGATGTTTACGCAGCTCAACCCCTCGATCCCAATGGACACGCCCAAGGGTCGCGGTCTGGCGCTGGCCGTGATCGACTACGGGCAGGAGCACAACCTGCTGTGGGTTGTGACTTTGAACACATCCGGCGAGATTTGGTGCGTCCCTAACAGCGACGCGCGCGTGACGCCGAACTGGTCGGCCGGAAGGCAGCCGGAGTGACGCCCGCCGGCAAGCTGCAGGAGCACCTGAAGCGCGTCGTGCAGAAGAGCGGCGGCCAGTACCGCAAGGCGCGCTGGGAAGGCCGCCGGGGCTGCCCTGACTGCTTCATCTGGTGGGAGTGGCCGCGCGCCGCCTTCATCGAGATCAAGGCCGACGACGACCGGCTCAGCGGCCACCAGCAGCGCGAGATCGAGCGCATGCGCGGCGACGGCGTGCCGGTGTTCATCGCCCGGTCAATTGAGAACATCGACGAGATCGTAAAAAAAGTTCGGGAGGGGATTGCAACTTAGAGTTGTGCAACTTATGTGTCGAATGTCAGTAACAAAAAGGAGATCCTGACATGACACAGACTATCCAAGACATGGCCTTCGAGCGCGCCCTGCGTATGCTCGACGCGGCCGGCGCTCAGTACGCCATCGTGTACAACGGCGAGACGTACGGCACTCTGGAACTGGCACCGCCGCCCAAGGTCAGGCGCAGGGGCCCCGGCCCCTACCCGCGCGGCGCGACGCGCGCGCACTTCCTGCCTTACATCGGGGAGCTGGAGCCCGGCCAGTCCGCGCAGATCCCCTACGCCGACTTCGACGTAAACATTCTGCAGAGCAACGTCGCGGCATTTTGCTCAACCCAATGGGGCACTGGGAGCGCCATGGTGCGGCGGTTCGAGGACGAGGGCGAGCTGCACATTCTGCGCTTCTTCTGACATCGGGGCGGCCTTCGGGTCGCCCCAAACTTTTTTGCATTTGGGGGTTGCAATCATACGTTGCACGTGCGAATAGAGTACATCAGCAACGGAGACCCTGACATGCAGATCGTCATCAACACCAACTACGACCTGACCCCCGCCGGCAAGCGCGTCGCCCGCGTCGTCCAGACCTCGCGCGGTGGCCGTCAGCTTCGCTGGTATGTCGGCGGCCGCCTGTACTGGAAGGGCGCTCCGTCTGAACACACCGCCGAGTGGCTCGCAGGCGAAGGTGGCCCGCTCCACCGGCCGCAGCCTTGGGAAGCACTGTGACCTTCAAGCCGCACGACTACCAGAGGGAGGCCCTCGCGCACCTGTACAAGGAGCGCAGGGCCGCCCTGTGGATGCCCATGGGCGGCGGCAAGACCGTCACCACCCTGACGGCGCTGGAGGCGCTCTCCGTGGTCGAGGACGTGTACCCAGTGCTGGTGCTGGCACCGCTGCGCGTGGCGCGCTCCACGTGGCCGGACGAGGTCAAGAAGTGGCCGCACCTGTCGCACCTGCGCGTCAGCGTCATCACCGGCACGCCGAAGCAGCGTCAGGCGGCGCTTGACACGCCGGCCGACATCTACACGACCAACTACGACAACCTCGTCTGGCTGCGCGAGGCGCTCGGCGACGCGTGGCCGTTCATCACCGTGGTCGCCGACGAGTTCACCCGGCTGAAGAGCTTCAGGCTGCGTCAGGGCGGCTCACGGGCGCGTGCGCTGGGTCAGGTGGCCCACACGCACGTCACGCGCTTCATCGGCCTGACAGGCACCCCTGCGCCCAATGGCGTTAAAGACCTTTGGGGGCAGAGCTGGTTCCTTGATCAGGGAGAGCGGCTAGGCCGCACGTTCAGCGCCTTCAGCGAGCGCTGGTTCCGCAAGGGCTACGACGGCTACAGCCTCGTGCCCTACGACCACACGCAGGAGGAGGTGCAGGAGCGGCTCAAGGACATCTGCCTGACCGTGCGCGGCCTGCCCGTCGATGAGCCCATCACCAGCCCGATCTACATCGACCTGCCGCCGGCGGCGCGCCGCGCGTATGACGAGATGGAGGAGGAGATGTACACGATCCTCAACAGCGAGGGCGTCGAGGCAGCCAACGCGGCGGTGCGGACGCAGAAGTGCTTGCAGCTCGCCAACGGGGCGCTGTACACCGATGAGTACGGCAACTGGGAGGCGGTGCACGATGCCAAGCTGGAGGCGCTGGACAGCGTCATTGAGGAGGCCAATGGCGCGCCCGTCTTGGTGGCCTACAATTTCAAACACGACTTGGCCCGGCTACGCAAGCGCTACCCTAAAGGCCGGGTGCTGGACGCTGACCCTGATACGATCAAACAGTGGAACCGGGGGGAAATCGAACTACTTTTCGCTCACCCTGCATCGGCGGGCCACGGCCTGAACCTCGCGGACGGGGGCAACATCCTCGCCTTCTACGGGGTCAACTGGAACCTCGAGGAGCACATGCAGATCATCGAGCGCATCGGGCCGATGCGGCAGGCGCAGGCCGGCTACGATCGGCCGGTGTTCGTCTACCCGATCCTCGCCCGCGACACGGTGGATGACCTCGTCATGGATCGTCTCACGTCGAAGAAGAGCACGCAGGAGATCCTGCTGGAAGCAATGAAGCGGAGGAAGAAATGAGCTACACCTGTTCGGTATGCCTCGCAGTGCACGATAAGATCTCGGGGGTCATGGCCTGCGTCCATTCGCATGAGCCGGCCAAGCTGACCGGCGGTAGCACCGACTACTACAAGGTGCGCGTCGATCGGCCCACGTCCGGCGGCGAGCCGTACACGGCCGAGTGCAACGACATCATCGAGGCGCTGAACATGGAGTATGACGTGGCCAACGCCTTCAAGGCGGCGTGGCGCGTCGCGGCGCTGCGGCAGGGCCGGGGCAAGCCGGGTCAGGACAGCGCGGTCTACGACGGCGAGAAGATCGTCTTCTTCGGCCAGCGGATCATTGAGAGGAGCAAGTGATGAACGAAGAAAATCAAGAGGTTAATCAGGCGGGTATCGAGGAGGCGCAGGAAAATGCGTATGAGCTGGCTAACGATGCCATTGCCGCCGCCACTAACGGGGATGCGGCGGGAGCGCTGGCGTTGCTGAAAGTGTTGGCGTGGGAGATAGAGACGATCCTCAATAAGGGTCATCGATCTTGGACAGATAGCGCATGAGCCGATCGTAGGCCTCGGGGGTCATGTCTTGGATCGGCTTCTGAAACTCAAGTGACCTGAGATCAGAGCCTGCGGGCAAGCCCGCTTCCCTGCGTTCTTTAATGAAGTCACTGAACATAGTGCTGAACGGAACAAGCGGCCCGCGTCCCCCAAACTTACCTGTCAAGTCTTCGAGATAGGATCTATTCTTGATGCTGCTGTCTAGTTTTTGAAGGCTTTCAGGGCCCAGTTCTACAAAGGAGTAACCAGAAACGCCAGACGGTACGTCAACAAGATTGGGATCGGTGAGCCCAAAACGCGCCGCCGGCACATTCGGTAACCCGCGCGCTAGGGCATCTGCGTTATCCATAAGTTTGACGAAGGCCTTTCGTTGGCCCTGCGTCGCCCCTTGAAGCTGTCGCACAGCATCTTCGTCAAGCAGGCCGGCGTAACCGGGGAGCAGAGATCGAGCTTTTTCGTTGAAGTCTGCCAGATCGCTTTTGCTGATAGGGCTCGTCTGCGCCATCTGGTGCAAGATATCTACCATATCGACAGTCTGGTTCAGTGACGATGGCCCCATGGTAGTTGTGACACCAAATACCGGCCGCCCTTCTTCCAGTCCTGCAGCTATCTGTTTGCGGAGCGAGGTAAGCCCCCCTCCCGTGTTGGCAAAAGCAGAGCTACCCCCAAGCGCCTCCTGCAGCGCGGCATGCATCGGGCCGCCTTGGGTGTAAACGTCCACGGGCGAGCCATCTATACTGCGAAGCCGGTCACCGGCGCGCGACTTGTCTGCGAGCAGTGACACGACCCGCGCGCCTTCCAGCCGGCGGGGGTCAAACCGCCTATCAGTCGGCATGACCGCGTAGGGTTCCGCGACGACCTCGGTGTCGAGGGGGTCTTTCGGCGTTTTGTATTTGGAGAAAACGCCGAAGGGGCTGGGGTGTTGCGCCTCCACCAAGTCCATGCCGCGCACCGGCAGACCCTGCTCACCCATCTGCGTCGCCAACGGTTTCTCGCCGGGCCGCTTGAACTCCGGCGTGAAGCGCCGGTTCGACATAGCTACGTCTGGGCTGCTCAAGTTTTCTGCGGCTGCGCGCCATTCCGTGATCGGCGCATCTGCCGGCACGATACCGTCGAGGCGCTGCGCGATGTCGCGACCGAACTCTTTGGCGATAACTTGGCGCGGCGTTGAGTACGCCGAGGAGGTGGCTTGTGCTGCTACTTTCTTCGCCGGAGCAGCGGCCTTCGCCACCTTCTTCGCAGCCTTACCCGCGCCGGGAATTGGCAGCGCGGCGAGCGCCACGTTGGCAGCCGCCTCGCCGCGCTTACCCTCACGAGCGGCGAGAGCCGCCTCGTTGCCGACGAACGCGGCACCGGCGGGCGTGAAGTCAAGCACCTGCATCATCTGCTCGGCGTTCCTGCGCCCGAAGCGCACCGCCAGTTTGTCCTTGAGCCGATCACGCCACGACGTATCGCGGCTTTCAAGGCGACCACGGCCGACGATGTCCGTTGGATCGAGCAGATCGGCGACATCGGCACTAGGCGCGCTGTAGTCCACACTGAACTCGCCGCCGCGCTGCAGACGCTGCGGCATCACGGCGAAGGGGAAATCGGTGGAGCGCATCAGTCAAGCATCCCGTATTCGCGCAGCAGGCGCACTTTTTCGTTGTAGTTGTCGGGCGTCACGGCGAGACCACCACGGGCGAATTCTTGCTCGGCTTCATACTCTTCCATCGCTGCGGCGGGGATAGCCATGCCCGGAGCCCAGCCGTAACGCTTGAGGATGGAGACCAGCTTGTCATCGAACACGACGTAATTGCGTGTGCCGTCGCCAGCGCCACGGCTGCCTTGGTCAAGGTATTTGATGCCGGGGATGCCGGCTTCACGCAGTGCGCGGGTTGCGGCATCTTGCCCCCCAAACTGGTTGGCTACAGTAGACACTACGTTTTTGCCAGTTACTTCATCAAGGTTCTGTGCAATCATGTTTTTCAAATCTCCGGGCAACAGGCGCGTGCGAGTGCCGTTTTCCGTTTCCATGAAGTATTTTGAAAACTCCGGTAAATCAGGGTCTTGCTCAATTCGCAATTTTGTTCCGGGGAAAAGCGATAAGCCCTCGCGCGGTTGTGTAATTAGTTGGAAAGTATCCAACGCTCCACGCACCTTCTCGCTCTGCCCGCTCAACGGCGCATCGTAGTCCAGAAAATCAGCCGGATCGGCGTCAATGCGGACTTGATACATGGAGCCTTTGCTCGCCTTGTCGAAGGCGACCTTGCTGGCACGCCACTCAGCCAATATGCGCGCAATCTTGTCCTTGTCGTTTTCAAATCGGTTGTAAGGCACCGAGAGAAACGCTTCACGAACAGCTTTGGGGGCCGACAGCGTCGTGCCAGCGCCTCGGCTCTGCGGATTGTCAAAACCGCTCATACCAATTACGAAGCGAGCCGCCTCTTCTTCAGGCGTCAGATCGCCTGCGCCGGGCGTTATGCGTTTGCCGTTAACCTTAAAGCCAACGCGCATTTCCGCGAGTGCGTCACGGTATGCCTTCGCCACCGCTTCCCTCTCCGCGAAATACAGCCCGTGGCCATACGCTTGCGCGCCTTCTCCTGTTCCGATCTTGCTCATGTCGAAGCGGTCAAAGCGGTGCGGGCTGCCGTGATAGGCGACTATGCCTTGCGGCTTGACGGCCAGCGGTGCCTTCGCCACCTTCTTCAGTGCCTTGCCTGCGCCGGGCAACGGCAGTGCGGCAAGGGCCACATTGGCCGCAGCCGCTCCACGACGCCCTTCGCGGGCAGCCAGCGCTGCCTCGTTGCCGACGAACGCGGCACCAACGGGCGTGAAGTCGGCCAAGTCAATCAGCTTGTCGGCGTTCCTGCGCCCAACGCGCACCGCCAATTTGTCGCGGAGCTGATCACGCCACGATGTTTCGCGCGCCTCAAGGCGGCCACGGCCAATGATGTCCGTTGGATTGAGCAGATCGGCAACATCGGCGCTAGGCGCAGTGTAGTCTGGCCCCTCGCGGCGCGGCGTCACGGCGAAGGGGAAGTCGGTGGAGCGCACTACTGCGGGCCTCCGGGCATGGTGGACAGACCGCTCAGGTCGATGTCGGGGATAACAAGCTCGCCGGGATCTTCAAGCTCTTCCTTCTCCATTTCTGGCGATGGCGCGATCGTACGGGCGGCCGCCGTGCCGGCACGGGTCGCGCCGCTCTCAAACGCCTCCTCGCGCGCCTTGCGGACGGGCGCTGCAGCCGCAAGGGCGGTCAGCACCTCATCGATTTCCTGCGGAGAGCCGGCGCTGAGCATCTTGGCGAGCTGATTGAACGTCGCGCGCGACACGTTGGCGTTACGCATGTTGGAAGTCACCTGCATGACGCGACGGAAGATGTTGCCCGGCGTTGGATTGAGGATCAGGTCAACCGCAGCGGGAACGTCGCCCTGCGCGATGCGCTCCTCGATTGCCTGCTTCTCCGCCGCGCGCCCGAAGGTCTGGCTGCCGCCCATGACGCGGCTGCCTTCCTTGAACAGCTCTGCCTCGCGCTTGAGCGCGGCGTCCAGAACGGTAAACTCGCCCGGATCGGTGACGGCCTGCAGCGACTTGCGAAGGTTCGGCGTGTTGATGATCTCGTCGGCGAAGTTGCGCTTGCGCGACGTGTCCTCAAAACGCTTCATCAAGTTCTGCACGAGGCCGGTCTTGAATGCCTGCAGCTCACCCGGCGAGTACTCGCGCGCCAGCTTGCCGACTTCCTGCCAGCGCAGTTTGTTGGCCGCGCGCCCGGCCTCCAGCGCCTCCTTGATTTCGATGTCGCCCTTGTACTGGGCGCGGGCAGCCCGATACTCCGCCGGCCCGACCTTATCGAGGCGGTCAACGAAGGCGTTCCGCAGTTCCTTCAGCGCGGTGGCCTCGCCGCCCTGCCCGGAGGCGTACAGGCCGTTCACGCGCGCGTCCAAGGCGCGCTTGACCGCGTCCAGCGAGCGCAAGTCAGGCACCATCTTGCCGCTGGCCTTGAGGCCGACGAGGCTGCCCTCTGCGTCCAGTATGGGCTCCATGAACTCCTTCATGGCGTACTGCGCCGGGTCTTCGCCGCGCAGTGCCGCCGCCGCCATCTCGTCGCGAGACATACGCAGGGCGTCCTGATAGGCGGACTGGATGGCGGGATTGTTCAGCGCCCCCAAGATGAGCGGGTCGCGCACCTCCGGCGCGGCGGCATAGGCCGCACCGTAGCGGGCATTGGCGTTCTGCCGCAGCGTGTCGAGGATGCGCTCTTCGGCGGCGAAGTAGTCCGGCGTGCCCGGAAAGGCCATGTCGATTTGCGTCTGCACGCGGCGCGGTGCGCCGGCCTGCTGCTCGGCAAGACTGGTGGCGAGCGCGGCGCGAGAGGCCGACGGCTCGCGCATGACGGTCTCAGTCAGCGTGGCCAGCTCCGGCGATGCGGTGCCGAGCGTAGTGGGCACGCCGTACCGACGCTCCAGATCAAGGCGCGTCCGCAGGTCGGCCGGAGCCCCCTCGATGCGGCCGGCCAAGATGTCGGCAGCCGTCTCGGCCGCGCGGGCCTCGTCGCCGCCGCCGCGAGCGCGATAGGCGTCACGCAGGAACTGCGCGCCGCGTCCGCCGCCGAACATAGCGCCGCCCAGTGTGCCGCCAAGGCCAGCGCCTGCGAGGCCCATGGTGGCGCGCTCTTCCGCGCCTTCTCCGGCACCAATGCCCGAGATCCCGCCCTGCAGAGAGCCTGTGGCCATAGTACGCGCCAGCGGTGACGCCAGCTTGCTGATGCCCGTCGCAGCCTGCGCGGTCTTGCCCAGCAGCCCCACGCCGGGGATGAGCATGGGCGCGATGCCGCCGGCCATGTTCAGCGCGATCGCGGCACCCGGCTCAGCCTCGGCGAAGCGCGCACGGCTCTGGCGGATCTCGCGCAAGATTTCGTCATAGCTCTTGTCGGAGAAGGGAGCGCGGGCAGCCGCCTCCGCCTCGTCGGCAAACTCAAAGAGAGCGCCGCCCGCCATCTCACGCGCGCCGCCCGCCAGCATCTCGCCGGCTGTGAGGTCGAATGCAGGCTGCGCGATGCGCGGTGCCGTGACCACGATCTCGGGCTCTTCAGCACCTGATCGCGCGTAAGGCATCAGCAGCGCGTTCAAATCCTCGTCGGATAGTTGCGACAACTCGCTGTCGCTCTTGGTGCGCTCGGCGAGCAGATAGTCGAGTTCTTTATCATCGAGGTCTTCGACGCGGCTACGCGGATGAGGGATGCTGACGCGAAATGGTTCAGCCATCAGCGTTGCCCCTTCTTTGCGTCACGGGCACGCTTCTCCCGCATCAACTCTTCGTAGGTGAAAGGGCTGCCGCCCATGCTCGCCTTTTTGCGGGCAACGTCCACCTCACGGGCAAGAGTGTCCACGCTAGTTTGAAGCTGCCGCTTGAACTCCGCCTCGCTTGTATCAGTCGGAAGATTGGCCAACGACTCCAACGCTTTTTGACCTTCAACATTGGATATTGGGCCAGTGCCGCGAAGGGTGGCAACCGCCGCCGGAAAGAGCTTAGACGTGTACGTGTTAAGCAAAGTCTGGAAGTCGCGGGCGGGGGTGCCGCGCACGGTTCCGAGGGGGCCGAAGCCGCCCTTGAACGGGTTCGGCATGCCAACAGTCGCCTCGAAGCCGGGATGCGCCAACAAGTCTTTAGCGCCTTTGAAAGCCGCAGCAACCGTTGTTTCCAACCCCGGAAGCGCCATTCTCTGTTCTGCCGACTTCGCGCCCAACACGTTGGCCTCTGCGAGTGCTACGGCTTCTGCGGCTTTCTGGGCCTTCGATTTGGGAGCCTCGGGCAGCGGCGCTTTAAGCTGCAGATCGAGGCGCGCTTGATCCATGGCGAGGCGACGACGGTCGGCATCCATCGCGGCGTACTTGGCAGCCAGATCAGCAGCGCTGAGATCTTGTCTGAGCTGCGCGGAACGGCTTTCGGTCTGAGGCGCGTTGCCAAAGGTGGGTGGCGGACGACGGGGCATCACTTACCTCCGAGATACATTTGAGCTGCACCGAAGCCGTACGTGCCGTCGAAGTTACGCAAGGCAGCGCGCTTGTCTTCGGGCGTCTGTTCCGGGTCGTTTATATAGTCCTGCAGCGTGTACACTACGTTAGCCGGCGCTTCCTTGATGATTGCGCCGGTGCGTTTATTGCGGGGGATGAAGTCCGCCCCGACAACCACGCCGACGCCGCCTCTGGCAGCCGCTGCTTGCTCCGCCGCCAACTGCCGCGCCGCCAAAGTCGATAGCCTGTTCGCACGCGTCTGCGCGGCTTCCACATCGAACTCCGCGCTCTTCAGGCCGAGCTTCTCCAGCGTGTCTGCGCGGGCCAGCTCCGCCTCGCGCCGGGCGCTCTCTTGGCCGCCGAGGGTGCCGGCGATCAAGCCTATGCGCTCACCGAACTTGCCGGTGCGCGTGGGCTTGCCTAGGGCCTGTGCGAGGGCGAGCAAACGCTCGGTACTGGACGGGCCGATGCGCTGCTCGCGCATGCGCCTCGTGCCCGCCTCGACCATTTCGCGATACTTCTGGATCTGCGTTTTAACATCCACGTCCGCCTGCCGCGCCATCCCCGAGAGGCTGGTGGCGAAGTCGAGCGGGCTGGTGAAGTCTTCTTCGTCTTCCATGTGACCAATTCCGTCAGGGTTTTGTGGGGAAAAGACCAAGCTCTCTCATCAAAGCGAGGAAGGTGAGGGCGGTTGCCCCGGCCGTCTCCAGCCCCGACGCCGGAACGTCCGTGGGCTCCGTGCCGTAACCCTGCTTCAGGACGCCCTTCGGCATCGCCCCCGAGAGACCCTGCATCGTCTTGATCATGGCATCGATGTTCTGTTGCGGCGCAGCAAACTGCCGCTCGAAGTCGGACAAGGCGAGGTCAAGGTTGCGCTGCGTCTGGCCCTGCTGCAGGCCGCCCGCCGTCTGCAGTGCGTCCACGCCCCGCAGGCCGAGCTGCTGCGCCAGCGAGGCCAACCCGCCCTGCCGCGTTTGCTCCTGCTGGGCCGCGCCCAGCGACTGCGCGTAGCCACGCTCCAGCGCCTGCGATTGCTGCGCCGAGATGCCCTCGGTGGCCTCGCGCACGGCGCGACCCATCAGCTCGGCCTGCCGCGTGCCGCCGAACTGGCCGGCGCGGATCATCGAGCTTTCGATGCCGGGCAGGATTTGCTCGTTGAGGGCGCGCGTGCCCATCTGACCAATCCGGTCAACGACCTGACTGGTGTAGGGGTTCATGAACTGCTGCGTCACGTCGGCGGTGTTGCGGCCGGCCTGCGCCAAGTACGGCTGGTAGGCATTCGCCGCGCCCGGCGTCTGCTCGAAGGCCATGTTCTGCAGGGCCGTGAAGTCGGCGATGCGCGGCCCCGGATAGATGGGCGTCGGCCGCGCAGACACCGCCGTCTGGTTGGCGAGGGTCTGCATCGCCGCGTCCGTGTAATAGTCCGGCAGCACCGTCTGTTCGGTCGAGGCGTATGGGTTGGCGTTGGCCGGCCGACCGTCAGAGATAAAAGTTTCAGCGGACATTATGCGCGGCCTCCAGCGAGGTATTTTTCGGGCCGTTTAGCATTAGCACTAAACTTGCCCTTGGCCAAGTTGCGGCCCTTGTGTTTGCGGACGTTGATGCGGAAGTCATCGAGGCGCTTTGCGCCCGCCTCGCTGGAACCGTCGCCCAGCATGGCGACCGTCTCGGCGTCCATGACATACTCCCCGTCGCTCAGCAGCGCGGGGATTTCGTCGCTGCGGCCGGTGCCGGCTCCCTTGACGGCGTAACTGCCGCGCGAGGTGCCGGTGCCGCGCATGGAACCGCCGCGTGCGCGGCGAACGGGCACGCCGAAATTGGCGAGGAACTGGAGGCCCTCCTCGGTCGCCAAGAAATCCGTGATCTCCGCGTCCGTGGCGGACGGGATGTACGTGCGGATGAGGCTGGTGGCGGCGGCAGTGGGGTCTGCGGTAGTGCCAGCCTCCATTTGGGGCATTGGCATCGGCGGCAGGTTCAGCGCGCCTGAAGGCCGCGCGGGGCGGGTGTTGGCGGCCAGAGCCGCCTTGTATTCTTCCGGGTTGCGCGGCACGTTCTCGAAGAACGACGCGCCGGGGCCGTAGCCGTAGCGCGCGAAGTCCACGCCGCGCATGTCGCGGGGCGCGAGGGACATGCCCGAGTACTGGGGGCTGGCCGCCGGCAGCTTCGCGCTGAAGATCGGATCGAGCGAGGCGCGCGTGCCGGCACCGGCGTTGCCCGTGGCTACACCCCTGCCGCCCCCGCCGCCGCCGCCAGCCAGCAAGGACACGAGGCCGGCCAACGCCGATAGGCCCGCACGCACCGGGTTGATCTTGGACAGTACGCCGTCCTTCTTGTCGGTGCTGGTATTGCTGGTATCGCTCCCAGCTCCTCCGGCAGCGGCAGCAGCAGCAGCAGCAGCGGCCGCAGCGGCTGCTTCAGCTTCAAACCGTTTAATACGATCCGCCTCAGCCAACGCTTCTGGCTCAGCGGTAGTTGCTGTCGTAGCAGGAAGCGCACCAGTGTTGGCAGCGGCAGCAGCAGCGGCAGCAGCAGCAGCGGCTGCTTCAGCTTCAAAGCGTTTAATGCGATCCGCCTCAGCCAACGCTTCTG